TTATGAACATTCTTTGCAGGGTCAGTTGATGCGAAGTGCTGAATGTCGATGAATTGCCCCGCTGTTAATTTACTCACGTTGTAGTCGACCTTAAACCACTTGCCGCCAATCTTAATCTTATCTTTTAACTTTGCTGCTATTGGTAGACTTTCAAGTTGACTCAACTTATTATCTAAGGCAAATATATCTTCAACTTCTCTTTTGTAGATTTCCACAACAGGAACTTTGAACACGATTGCAAGTCTATTCGCTGCGTATTCTAACCTATCCAAATCCTTATTAATAGAATTTAGTTCGATTGCTTGACTTAGGTTTAATTCTTCGTATATCTTTCGCATTGTTTTAAAGTATTAATTTAGGCTCTAATTGTAACGTATTTCCCTTTTAAGTTCTCGTTTAGTTTCATTAAAGCAAGATAACGTGATGAATCAATTAAGTGATTATTGAAATCAACGGGTTCGTTTATTGCCTTGCCTGCCTTATCTGTTTTCCACTTGTAGGTCCTGAATTCCTTTTGCAGATTAGACCCAATTAAAAAGATTTTAAAGCGTCTAAGAATGTCGATTGAATTAATAATCGAGTCCTTACCCTTTGCCGTTGGTTTGATATTGAACCCCATTCGATAAACTTCCTCAATACTTTTAGGCTCGGCACTATCAGCAAAGATTTCATCTCTTTTATTTATTCCTAATTCAGATATTTTCTTGGCGATGTCTTGATTAGTCAATCCTCTTTCGTAAAGCTTCTCAACTAAGTAAAGTTCATTGTCACGTCTGTAAACCGAAACTAAAGCTGTCGGATCATTCGTAAAACCCCAATCCAATCCATGCCCGATAAACTTCGCATTCTCAGGAACTGCCAAACAATTAACCCAATTGTTAAAGACTAATCCAACTAACTGCCCACGTTCACCTAATCCGAATATCTTCCAGTATTCAGGGTCAGCATCTTTAAGACTTTCGATTTCTCTTTTAAGTGCATCGGGTAGGTGAGGATTGTCTTTGTAGGTAGTTATTAAAGTTGAGCAATCTTCTCTGGTCAATACATGATCATAAATCCAATGTTCGAAGTCTGAAGGGTTATAGTCAATAATAACCTTTCCTGAAGTTCTTAAAAGTAATTGACGCCAATCTTCTAACTCCAACTCATTAGCTTCATTGATAAACAATATGTCACGCTTACGACCTCTTACTTTGTCTGCTACGTCTAAACTAAAAAATTCTACTATGTTCTTATTCAGATAGTAGATGTTTTCGGTTTTATTATGTAGGGCTTCATTGTACTGCCCGATTGATTTTAATATGTCTATAAAGTCACGCATTGCAGACATCTTAAGAGCGGGCAATGTTTTCCTAACTATCGATATAGTCATGCCCTCGTAAGTCATACATTGACGTATCAACCATTGAAGGGCTGAATACGTTTTCCCTGAGCGTGTACTCAACCCCCTTGCAGGGCAACTATTCGGGAGTTACCTTCTGCAAGGGATTTCTGTAAGTGTATAAAGTTAGGATTGAATAAGGTCATTATTTATGTGAATGGTGGTTATTTTAATTAAAACCCGACTTTTTTGCTATTCAGATTTATGTGAGTTGCTGTTTTCAATCGGAGCGGTCAACCAATCAGGTAATTTATTGACGTTTATTGTTTGGTCAACTTCTACCTTATCACCGTACTTCTTAGGTTTTAGTTTGGCTGCTATCCATTTGCGGGCTTCAACTCTTAGCTTACTTCTATTAGTCCATTCAGTATTTTCAACTTCGATAAGGTCGCCCGCCTTCCCTACAATTGTTTTAGTGTCGTTTGTGGAATCGTCTGCAATCTCAATGATTTGGTCTGCTAATAGTTCGGCTTGTGCCTCGCGTGCGCGGGCGTATCTGTTAGATAACTCCGCATCTTCTTTTATCCATTCAAAAAAAGTTACTGCACTAATGCCTACCTCTTTACATATCTTATGCAGTCCTATTGAAGTAGTTGATATTTGATTGCAAATATTTTCAAATAGTTCCTCACTAAACTTTGTTGGTCGCATTTCTTATTACCTCCTTGTATAATTCTAATCTTAATTCGTTTACCTTTTCTATATTGTGATTATCTTTGACCTCATTGTAAAGGTTTTCAGATAGTTCACTTCTTAACTCAGGCAAAGTTATGAGTTTTTTTATTTGTTTGAACCATTCTTTTTTATTTGCTGTCAGACAGTTCTTTTTATTCTTTGCTATATTGGTGTAAGGATATTCATCTGAAACGATTACGGATACCTTCTTTGCTCCCATTTCAAGCATTTTCAATTCAGACTTGCATCTATTGAAGGGTGTATCTTTTAGAGGGATTAAACCAATGTCAAACATATCATAAGCACTGGCATAAGTGAAGGCATCCATTCCGTTTATTCTGCAATATTGTTCTTGACTTATTCGGTAACCACTTGTGAAAATGTTTTCGTACTCTTTCCACATAGCATCTCCTTCAATAAATCCGCTCAAGATTAGTCTGTACTTATTTTGAGTATCAGGGTCTGACTTTAGTTGTAGGAATGATTCTGCTAATAACACTAAATCGTGGTGATGCGTTACTGAACCTGACCAACCTATTTGAATGTGATTAGTTTTCATTCGCTTAACTTTTAGATCAGGTTTGAATTGGTCCTGACTAAAGTCGATTGCATTTGGAATAACGTGAACATTCTTATTCAATGGACTCACCATGTTTGCAAGGTGGTTTGTAGTCACCATTACTGCATTCGCTTGTTGCAGGTTGTAGGTAATCTGTTGAGCGGTCTTTTTGTTGACCCAATCTTTTTTAAGTGGGTGATTATGTGGCAACACCCATGTATCATCCCTATCAATTATAACCGGTATCCCAATTCGTTTAAGTTGTTTCCAGAGTATTTCCTGAAAACCCATTTTTGATACAACCGAACTTGAAATGATTAAATCGAATTGATGAAAGAATGAGTCGGGCAAATGGTCAATGATGTGAGCAGTTGTTATCTCGACTTCCTCTAATTCATTTATCTTTCCATGTGGAATAAGTAGACGGTGGTATTCGACTCCGCTTATTTTCTTGTCACAAACTTGAAGTATTTTCATTTTTCAAAAACTATTTGTTCATGCCCTAATTTCCATTGACTATATTCAACTAACAATAATCCACACCGACCTGCCATTGTTAATACATGGTCGAGTGAATAAATCCAAATATGTTCAGTTTCGTGGAATTGTTTTTCATCCATTACATCGGGTTCGAACATTATAGGGGCTTGAATAATTAGCCTGCCACCTTCGCAAAGTAATCGGTGGCACTCTTTTAAAAATGCCATGCCGTCTTCAACGTGTTCGAATACGTCTAAAGCTATAATGTTTGAGAATGTTTCAGGCTGCCAATCTTTCGTAATCTCGGGAAAGAAACCAAAATGAAGTTTAGCCGATTGTGCTAAATGTTGAATATCATTTTTGTAAGTTTCATCGACTTCAATTCCATGTGTTTGGAAGGTTTCAGATAATTCACCTAAAAGAATACCAGGAGCGCAAGCTATTTCTAAAATAGTTTTAGGCTCAATGTTGGTTAATGCTTCTTTTACAAGTTCATTCTTTTCTCTTACGTTATTAACTTGTTCAAAGATAGTCGAATGACTTTGCTTTGCTGACCAATATTGGTCTAAGTAAATATCTTCAGGCTTTTTGAAGTAGTTTGACTTGTAACTACCTTCAGGTGTTTTGGTATAGTGGGTTCTCATTTTAAAAATTGATTAAGTGCGTATTCGAATCCTTCTTGATTGAATATGTCAAATGCTTTGCCCCCGCATGGAATTACGTTAGGACATCCGAAATAAGTTTCTAAGATTCTATTTGATTTTAGTTGTTCAGATATTGCAAAGTTCATTGATTGATTGCCGATAAATACTTTACAATTGTTAATTAATTCTGCAACGTGATAAAAGTTAATTGCTTCAACGTATTCTAAACCATTGATAATCTTACTCATTAAATGATACTCATGTTCAGTTCCGACAAAGTATTTATCATTATCATATTGATTGAGTATTGAATAATCTATTTGCCCATTTTGGTATCGTTCAGTTCTATTAATTAATATTGCATCTTCTAAATTTTTATACTTTTGAACTTTTATTGTGGGTTCAATTAAATCACAAGTCAATTCAGGGAACGCCTGAAAGTACCACCTCGATATGTTGCCCGCTCCAAGATTTAAACCGATTGTTCTAAACTTGTCTAAATCGTAATCAACTTTTTGACCGGTGTAGATCAACACATCTTCAATAAAATTAGTAGCTAATAACAATGGCTTAAGCATTGTAGCCATGTACTTATTCAACATCACATTACCTAATGGGTGAACAAACCCTTGAACATAGTTAGCAGGTTGGTCAATGTGTAGATAAAGTATTGCCTTATCATTTGCATTATAGCAGGCTTGACGTATTGCAGGCAAGCTATACAGAATGTCACCTGCGTTTCCTGAATGTTTTAACTTTAGCATTTTGTTTTATTGGGGGTTTAAAATTATCGAATGGCAAAAAAACTACTCTTAATAGTTCTCTAATGCAAGACTGGCAAGATAGGTTACGAGGTGGCGGTCCATGCAATCTCGCATAAGCATCTTTTACTATCTCGTAATCAATGTTGGTAAATTCGCTGTAATGATGTTCTTTGTAAGTTTCCCACTTGCCCTTAAGTGGTAAAAGTAAATTGTAAATATCTTCTGTCATGGTCTGTTTAGATAGTAGTAAAGGTATGCCGAACTAAAGCCGTATAAGATAACTTCTAATAGATTAATATTAAAATATGCAGCCAATACACACCCGAACCAAAAGGATAGGCAATAACCGCATGAAAAGGGTTTAATCGGGTATATCTTGAATAACTTTTGACTCCATTCAATCATTAACTCAGATATTACATATCCACTCGACACGCTCATTAAGCATATCATTATAAAGTTTATCATTTTTTAGTTTTATTTTTTCAATTGCTAATCTAATTGCATGGCGTACTGATTCGTATTTAATACCGACTTCCCTTGACACATCACGATAGTTTCCAAATTTGATGTAAAGTTTTAAAAGTTCTTTTTCGTAAAAGTCTAAGCATTCAATTTCACTTTCGATTGATTCAATAAGCTGTTTAAATTTACTTTCAAAGCCTTCATTGATGTTAGTTACCTCTTTTACTTTTGCCTCGCTTAAATCGTGTCTATCGTCATTGTGGTGGTACTTATGATAGAATGGTGACGTCTTTGAGTTGAATGAATTTGAAGCAATACGAATAAACAGCCATTTCAAATAACCTTCTACACTTGCTTTGATTACTTTTTCATCATCCATTTCCAGGAATAC